CAGCCGTAGAAGCGTCTACGCCTACAGAGGTGTGTTCGTATGACATGGCTTATCTACATCGGAATTGGCATTGGCGGGTTCCTCTGGATTGATGCCCTGCTGAAAATCGCGGGTTTGCTGAAGGAAATCTACACAGACAACAAGTTCAGAAAGGAGGTAGCAGCATGGAAGGCTGGACGGTAATCAAGTACGGAAACCAGAAGCAGGCTGGGCCGGCTGGTGCAATTGAAGCAGTAGCCAAGTCCCTTGAGGAAAAGAACATCCCATACGTCATTGAAGACTTCGTGACAAAGACCGTGGTTAAGCGCAAGAGTCGCAAGACGGTCAACAACCTTGAACTAGAGGTGCGCAGTGAAGACCTCTAACAACATCGTCTGGTACTGCGACCAAGACCTATGGGCAAGTACCGAAACAACCACATGCAAGGAATGTGGGAAGGACATGAAGAACATTGGTTGGTTCGAAGGAATCGACACTATCAACTTGGAGGAAGTACAGAATGACTGATGGACAGTGGGACTGGGACAACATCTTGGCAGTAGGCCCAGCATGGATTGAAAAGATTGATGGCGGATGGCGTGTGTCCCTTGCCGTGCACGGAAACAAGATTCCAACGGAGGAAAAGCCACACTTCGTCATGGAAACCAAGGAAGACCTTTGGAAGGTAACCGGGGTTTCCCAGGGAGGTGAAGATAAGTGAAGGCAGAAGAGTATGAGGCAGCTGTAGACGCACTGCTAAAGGCATTCGACCTAGACCCAACATCAACCATTGAAGTGAAGGTCCAGCCTCACAAGGTAACTGCACTGGTCCTTGACCTGAGTGGATTGAAGAAGGGCACGCGTCCTGTCACCAAGGATGTAGTCATTGGACGTGATGACGCTATGGCTGAGGACTTGGCTAAGTTCAACAACGCTGACCCAACTGCGGTCGCAGCAGCACTAGCCCTATATGACAAGGCAACTAAGGGACCAACAGTTACGCACGTCAAGAAGAAGTAAGGGTGCACTCAAAGCGGGGTGGGGGTAACAGCCCACCCCAACAAACCCAGGCACATAAAGCCGGGGGTATATGAAAGGAGGTATGCCATGTGGCAGAAGGTAGTAGTAGAGGTAGTGAGTGGAATGAACTAAGACTCAGAGTCCTACGACGTGATGCATACACCTGTGTGTATTGCGGTAGGGAAGCAACAGAAGCTGACCACGTAATCCCTAAGGACAAGGGAGGACAGGACACCATGACCAACCTCGTTGCATCATGCAAGACATGCAATGCAAGCAAAGGAAACAGATTGAACGTCAGGACGAACTGGTTTGACTCAGATTGGCTTGATTCGTTGTAAAACTCAGCAAAACAACCCCAGTGCCCTCCAGAAGATGACGGTTCTTTTGAGGGCACCCAGCAGCACCCCGCCCCAGTTTTCATTTTCACAAAACGGGGTCAAAAACTTTCGAAAGGACCAGCATTTGGCTGGATAGGACCACATGACGACAGATACGACACCAACGGCAGTAGGTGCCAATACGGAGGTTTCAACCTCACCCCAGGCCCAGGAGGTCAAGACCTTCACAGAGGCCACAAACACGTTCCTAGAGGCCTTGCCAGCCCTTGGAAAGGCACAGCGACCACTTGTGACCCTGCTTCAGCACCTGGCCGTGCAGCTGGACACAAATGGAGTCAGCAACGCCCAGCTGGTCAACCAGTACCGGCTAACACTCAAGGCACTTCAGGAAGGGACTCCCCCAGAATCCGGGGTTGATGAAGATGAAGCCTTCTTGAATGGCGAGTGACGTTCACAGACCAGCGTTACGTTCCCAAGCTTTACACCAAGCCACTGACTGAAGACTTCTTGTCTGATGGTCCGTGGCTACGTGAGTTTTGCAGCCGCTACATCAAGTACTTTGACGGCAAGCCGTTCCAGCTGGACGACTGGCAGGCTGACCTCATTGACCACATCCTTGAACGCTACCCACTGGATTGGCCGGTAGAAAAGCTACGGGGTCAGCTGAGGTACACAGAGGTACTGGTCTACATCGCACGCCAGAACGGCAAGTCCGTCATTGGTGCTGTGTTGGGCTTGTGGGGAATGTTCAGGCATCACGCGCCATACGTCATTGGTCTTGCTTCCACTCGTGACCAGGCGCAAATCATCTTCAATCGCGTCAAGGCAATCATTGATGCAGAACCCCAGCTGCTGAAGCGACTAGCCACAACTCACACGCGAGGAATCACCAGAACAGACAAGCCAGGACGTTACGAGGTCAAGCCGGCCAAACCAGATGCCCTCAATGGAATTCCAGTCACCTTGTGTCTGTTCGATGAGGTCCACCTCTGTGACGAGGAAATGTGGTCACAGATGGTCCTTGGTACCTCTGCCCAGACAGACGCAATGGTGTTCGGCATCACGACAGCTGGTGACGACACCTCAGGACTACTCAAGAACTTGCTGGACAGGGCACAGACAGCCGTAGGAAGCCCTGACAGCCGCTTTGGTGCCTTCCTGTGGTACGCGGACGAGGGCTGCCGCCTGGACGACGTAGAGGCCCTTCTAGACGCCAACCCAGCTGTTGCCAGCGGACGCCTGGACCTGGACCAGGAACTAGCGCGGGTTCTTGCTATGCCTGAGGACCATGCACGCCGGTACAGGTTCAACCAATTCCAGAACGGTGACGCTGACCAGTGGTTGTCAATGGAGTTGTGGCGAAAGGGTGCAGGCTTCAAGGTTCCTCTTGACGCTGAACGCATCGTCTTTGCCATCAACCGTTCACCATCCTGGGAATACGCGAGTATCACAGCTACGGCAAAGGTGGACGGGTTCTACTACACACAGATGGTTGCAAGCATGCGAAAGGCAAACCTTGAGTGGCTACTTGAGGTCTGTAAGACGCTGTACAACCGTCATCGTCCACACGCATTTGTCATGGACGGGTACCAGCTGGGTGACCTCGCAGACGAATTGCGGAACAACGGCATGCCGGTTGAACTCATCAGAGGGGTTAAGGACAGGGCTAACGCCTGTGAAACTACCTACGCCTTGATTGCCACAGGACAGGTACGGCACAACGACGATGCCGTGTTGACCCAGCAGATGCCTCTAGCAGTCAAGAAGAACTTGCAAGACGGATGGGTCATCAAGTCCGGGGGTTCTATTGGCATTGATGCAGTAATGGCAACCGTCTACGGACTATACGCGGCAGACAAGTACCAGGAGGTTCCTCTACAGCTGTTCGTGTAATGCAACAGTTTTGCACTGATGCCGGATAATTAAATACAGAATGACAGACTCACAGAAAGGATTCCTACGCAGACTAGGTTCCTACTTCGGTATTGGTTCATCTGAACCCCAGGTAGTTCGCAGCGAGTTGCCAATTTTGGCATCCCCGAACTACCCAATTAGTGCTGTCAACCTCAGCCCAACTGCCTCTGACGCTGTTAGCCCAGACCGTGCAGTTGGGCTTGCACCTGTCTACAGGGCTATCAACGTCCTCAGCACAGCTGGAAGCCAGCTATCTATGGGTGTTTGGAAGGACGGAAAGGAAATCGTCTGGACTGACCAGACGTACCCAAAGTTCATTGACCAGCCAAACCTAGACATCAGCCTGTCAGCCTTCCTGGAACAGAACATCATTTCACTTGCCGTAGCGGGTAATAGCTACTGGCTTCTTGAGGGCAAGACGAGTCCACGTGCAAAGCACAGCAACATCGTCATTCTGAACCCTCACGAAACGTACATCACGTATGAAAACGGAAAGAAGTTCTACAACGAGGGTGGCAAGAAGTACCCAGAGTGGATGATTGTCCACCTTCAGCACACCCGCCTACCTGGCTATGACAAGGGCGTTGGCCCAATCCAGGTTGCGCAAAATGAATTGCGCGGTGCACTCGATGTCCGCAACTACGCGGATAACTGGTTCCGTGAGGGTGGAGTTCCTAGCGGTGTCTTGAAGACAGACCAGGACATTAGCCCAGCTGATGCAGCCCGATACAAGGAAGCTTGGGACACCCAGCAGGCCACAAATGGCCGGGGTGCTGTGGTTCTTGGTCGAAACCTTTCCTACATGCCTACGTACCTGTCACCTAAGGACGCACAGTTCCTAGAGTCACGACAGTTTGACCGTACGCAGATTGCAATGCTGTTCGGAATCCCAGCTACCTACATGTTGGCCGGGGTTGAAGGAAACAGCATGACCTACACCAACCTTGAAATGGTTGATACCGCCTTCGTCAAGTACACGTTGATGAAGTACCTACGCGAAATCGAAGAGGCATTCACAAGCCTCACGGTGCGTGGACAGGTTGTCCGATTCAAGGTCGATGTCTTGCAGCGTGCGGACATCAGGACTCGCTACGAGTCTTACTCCACAGCTATTTCTTCTGGCTGGTTGACACAGAACGAGGTCAGGGAAATTGAGGGACTACAGCCGCTAACAAAGTCCCAGCTTGAAGCACTCAAGCCAACCCAGCCGGCTAATCCAATTAAGGACGGTACAGATGCATGACTCAGGTCATTACCAGAAGCGTTGAAGTCCGTTCTGTTGACCTTGAGGAACGCACCATTACCGGACTTGCCGTCCCATACGGACAAGTCGTTGACATCCCAGCTGAAGGCATCAAGGAGTCATTTGTCCGGGGTGTCTTTGAGGGGTCCACAGACGTAAAGCTTTTCAACGAACACAGGGAAATCATCGGTCTAGTCACCAAGGGTGCAGACACTGACGCTGGCTACGAAATCACAGCCAGGATTTCCAACACTCGTGCAGGCAACGACGTTTACGAGTTGCTGAAGGACGAGGCACTAAAGAACTTTTCCGTTGGGTTCATTCCGGTCAAGGACCGTAACGAAGACGGAGTTGTAGTCCGAACACAGGCACTACTAAAGGAGGTTTCCGTTGTCGCCTTCCCAGCGTACGACGGTGCACGAATTTCCCAGGTTCGCCATGGGGAAGAAATTAATTCAAAGGAGGACAACATGTCCGAGGATATTAAGGAGGTTCTATCCCGAGTAGCGAACCTAGAGTCTGCTAACGAGGAACTAGAACGACGACTTGCCGTAGCTGGCGAGTCCAACACAAAGGACGAGGCACCTAAGTTCCGTACTGCTGGTGAATTCGTCAAGGCCCTTGCTGATGGAAAGTCAGAGGCTAAGGACGAGGCTGCAAAGCTTGACCGTGTTTACGGCGGTTCTGTTATTGCAAACTCCCACGCAGCCAACGACTGGAAGACTGACCTTCTAACCATCGTTCAGCAGGAACGAAACATCATCAACCTCTTCAACCGTGCCCCATTGGGTGCAAGCGGTATGAACGTTGAGTACGCCAAGATTAACGCCGTTACCGGTGCTGTTGCAGAACAGGCACTTGAAGGTGACACCCTTAGTCTTTTGAAGGTCACTACAACCAGTGCTACCGCACCTGTAAAGACCTACGGTGTCTACTCTGACCTTTCACGTCAGGTTGTAGAACGTTCTGACATTCCATTCCTACAGTTGACACTTGAGGCACAGGCACAGTCCTGGGCAAAGGTCACGAATGATGTCGTACGTGCAGCCGTCGTTGCTGCTACACCACAGACTGGTGCATCCCTAACTCTTGCTACGGCAAAGGGTAAGGACTGGATGTCAGCTGTCATGGATGGTGTCAAGAAGATTAAGCAGAACGCCCAGGGCGCAAAGGCTGAGTTCATCCTTGTTTCATGGGATGTATGGCTTCAGATTGCAACCCTTGCTGACACAACCGACCGTCCATTGTTCAACATCAATGGCGATGGTTCTAACACGCTAGGTACTGCAAATGGTGCTACTGGCGTTGTTGGTCGAATTCTTGACTTGCCAGTTGCCGTTGACTACGACCTTGCTGCAAAGACTATGTACATTGCATCAAGCCGTGCAGTAACGACATTTGAGGCATCTGGGGTTCCATTCCGTCTTGACGACGAAAGCCCATTGACCCTTACCAAGGTCTACTCAATCTACGGATACATGGCCGTTGGCGTACGTAATGCACTTGCACTCGTAAAGCCAACTATTGCCTGACGTAGGGAGGTGACGACGGTGGTCACTCTTGCACAGGCAAAGCAGTACGTAGACAAGGACGGTAAGACCGGTAAGGACGATGACTACATTCAGGAATGCCTGGATGAGGCAACGGCTTTGGTTGAGGCGTTCATCGGTAGCGCAACTGTTCCAGATGTGGCAAAGGACCGTGCGGTTCTAGAAACCCTTTCTGAGTTGTACCACCGTCGTAACGCACCAAATGGTTTGTCACAGTTTGCCGGCTATGACGGACAGGCAGTTCGGGTAGCCCGTGACCCTATGGTCGGGGCTTACCCAATTTTGGGCCGATTCATGGTGATTGGCCTATGACCTGGACGCTTACCGCAGTACGTGAACAAGTATCGGAAACTCTGGCAGCTGGTGGCATTGATTGTGTCGCCTACCTGCCAGAAAGCCCGAATCCACCAGTTGTCTTGATTGGCGCTGGTGACCCCTGGGTCCAGGAAGTAGAGGACCCATCCATTGAGGAATACGGACGGAATACAACGCCAGCGGCGACCGTCCGACTTGAACTCACGCTGATTGCCGGATTGGGCAGCAGCGAAAGCATGCAAATCACACTTGACGAACTCGCAAGCATGGTCTGGGTTCTACTCAGACCAGATTGGACGATGGAAACACTAAGCCAGCCTTTCCAGCTGGATGTAGCCAATGCCCTCTACCTCGCAAGCAAGGTCAGTGTGACAGCACAAATTGACCTTAAGGAGGTTTAAGGAATGGCTATTACCCACGCTAAGTACAAGGGTGCCAAGTTGAGTCTGAAGATTGGCGCTACTGAGTACAACATGGACCTAACCAAGGCAGTCATCACCAATGAGGCAGCTGACGACTCAGACGCATCTTTTGCTGACCTATCCAACGGTGGTGCACTCAACTGGAACCTTGAAATTGAGGCTTTCAGCGACTACGGAACTGGTTCCCTTTGGTCCTACATCTGGGACAACGCTGGTGACACTGGTGTCGCCTACTTGCTTGTTCCATATGGAAACACAACGGCTTCTGCTTCTGACCCACACTGGTCAGGAACGCTGAAGGTCGGTCCTAAGCCAGGAAACATCGGTGGAACCGCCAACGAAACATTCAAGTTTGAGTACACATTCGAACTTGAGGGCGAACCAACCAAGGTGACTTCCTAATGGCTAGCGGCGTGCACTTTAAAGGACTGCGTGAAACAGTCCGGTCCCTTGAAAAGCTTGGTGTGCAGGTCAGTGACCTCAAGGCTGCATTCAAGAAGATTGGCAACTTGGTTGCCACGGACGCTAAGAGTCGTGCGCCGAAGAAGTCTGGTGCCTTGGCAGCCACCATCAAGCCAAGCAACACCAAGAACAAGTCCGTAATCCGTGCAGGTTCGGCGCGGGTTCCCTATGCGGGAGTAATCCACTACGGCGGATACAACAACATCGAACCACACCCTTACCTGACAAACGCTGTTGACGCTAAGCAAAAGGAAGCCGTCAAGGTGATGGAAGAGGAACTAGACAAGCTAATCAGGTCACTTGGCTTGGACTAAATATGAATTCTTGGAGGAAACAAGCATGAACGTAGATATCAACACCCTCACTCTTGGTGAGGTAGCAGCGGTGGAGTCCCTATCCGGCTTGGCTATTGACCAGCTGGGGGAAGCTGGCGTGCCTAAGGGACGCCTCTACGCCGCAATCATCTTCGTACTCAACAAGCGCGCAAACCCTGACTACACGTTTGACGACGCAATGAATCTAGACATGGCAGCACTTACTGACATGTTCCAGACAGACGACGAAGACGACCCAAAAGACAACTCCTGATGGACCAGGCGGAACAGCTTGCCTTCTTGGTAGTGGCATTCCGCCTGCAACCATCAGAAGTCCGGAACCTCACCGGTTATGAGGTAGATGCCCTAATCGAAGCTGGCCGTAAGGCCGAAATCATCAAGTAAGGAGGAAGTACCTAGGGCAGTACACATGCAGTGGCAAACACTATTTCCGTCAACATCGTTGGTGATGTTAAGGACATCAGGAACAGCCTCAAGTCAGTTGATGACCAACTGTCAGGCTTTGGTAAGTCCATCGGCAAGGTCGGTGGTCTTCTTAAGGGTGCATTCGCTGTAGCAGCTGGTTCTGCCCTCGTAGGACAGCTGGGCAGCATGGTCACGGCAGCATCCGATTTGAACGAAACTGTGTCTAAGGCACAGACAGTCTTTGGTTCATCCTTTGGGTCAATCAACGCATTTGCCAAGGATGCAGCCAAGAACCTTGGTCTTTCAAGCCAGGAAGCACTAGCCGGCGCTGCACAGTTCGGAAACCTCTTCGACCAAATCGGTATTGGCAAGAAGGCAGCAGCCGATATGTCTAAGGGCTTCCTTCAGATGGCAGCGGACCTTGGTTCATTCAACAATGCTGACCCCTCACAGGTCATGGAAGCCTTCCAGTCAGCAACTCGTGGCGAGTTCGATTCACTACAGCAGTTCATCCCAACCATCAACGCAGCCACCTTGCAGACAGAGGCTTTGCGCCTCACTCACAAGAAGAGTGCTGACCAGCTGACAGAGGCTGACAAGGCCAATGCCCTCTACAGCTTGTCCGTAAAGGGCATGGGTAAGGCACAGGGTGACTTCCAGAAGACTTCTGGTGGTCTTGCTAACCAGCAGCGCATCTTGTCTGCACGGTTCAAGGACCTCCAGGCGAACATCGGTCAGAAGCTTCTACCGATTGCCTTGAAGGTAGTCACCTTCTTCAACAGCCAGTTTGGTCCGTCATCCCAGAAGCTTGGTGATGTCACCAAGAGGATTGGCGACATCTTCACTCAGAATGTGTTGCCGGTACTCAAGGACTTTGGCACCTTCCTAACAGGAACGGTCGTTCCAGCCCTAGGCGCATTGGCCGGGTTTATCCAGAAGAACTCAGACTTCTTCGTACCGTTTGCAGCAACCATTGTGGTCATCGTCGCAGCCATGAAGCTGTGGGCTATCGCACAGGCAGCACTCAACTTGGTCATGAGTCTTAACCCAATTGGACTCGTGGTAATCGCCATTGCTGCACTTGTGGCAGGAATCATCTACGCCTACAAGCACAGCGAAAAGTTCCGCACAGTCGTTGACGGTGCGTTCAAGGCCATCAAGACAGCCGTTGTAAGCGTCATCAACTTCTTCAAGGGACTGCCAGGCAACATCAGTACAGCTGTCGGCAACCTTGGAAGCCTGTTGAAGACCAAGGGTTCTGACCTCATCAAGGGACTTGTCAACGGATACAACGCGGTCATTGGTGGAGTTGCCAGCTTCTTCAAGGGCATTGCAGGCAAGGTACTTGGATGGATTGGCAATGTAGCTAAGACCCTTTACAACAAGGGTGCTGACTTCATCAGGGGTCTTGCGAGTGGTTACAACTCACTCATTGGCACTGTAGCTACGTTCTTCAAGGGCATCCCTGGAAAGGTCGTAAACGCACTAGGCAACGTGGGTTCAACTCTGTACAACGCTGGTCGCAACCTGCTTCAGGGAATGATTAATGGAATCAAGTCCATGGTCAGCAACCTCATCAGTTCTGTCACAGGACCGATTGGTGACGCCATTGCAGCCGGTAAGAAGAAGCTTGGTATCAACTCACCATCCAAGGTCTTCAAGCTGATTGGTCTACAGACAATCCAGGGTCTTGTTCTTGGTCTGAAGAACCTTGCACCTGTAAAGGCTGCCTCTGCTGCATTGGCCGGGGCTGTGACAGGAAGCTATGCAACATCCCTCAATGCGGGAGTAGGAACAGCAACGCTTGCACCAGCTGGTGCAGGACGTACCTACCAAATCAACGTATCTGGTGTCTTGCCAGGTAATGAAGCAAAGGTTGGTGCCGCAATCATCAACCACATCAAATCTTACGAAGGGGCCAACGGAAGTCGTTGGCGTAACTCATGACACTTAACTTCAATGACTGCGTACGTTTGGAGGTTGAAACACAGCAACCAACCAACCTACTCACACAAACAGTGCCAGGCGGAACGAACAGCGCTGGTTGGCAGATTCCCCTAGAGGGTTGCACCATCAGCATTTACAACACTTCTACCTGGAAGATTACTCGAAACACTCTAGGTACCGTTCAACTGGTATCAGACAAGCAAACCATCACGCCTGGAAAGTCAGTCGCTTCAGGCATTAGCTACTGCGACTGGAACCCTGGTGCACTGACTGGTGCTAACGGTGCTGACGTTCGTGTTGGTGTCCGGTACTACAACGCATCCAATGTCCAACTCCTTGAGGAGTTCGGACCTTGGGTTGATGGTTGGGTCCTTGACAATGGTGGCGTGCCCATCACCAACGCTTTCGTTTATCCGCACTACCAGGGAACAGCCCCGGCTTTTGCAGTGAAGGCAGCACTTGTCATGGAGGCGCAAGACACCACAAACAATCACTCATCCTTCATCAAGGAACCTGTCTTGGTTCAGGGTGACACTCCATACGAGGTAGCAGACACCAGCTACGAAAACACATTGCCAGCATCAGCCAGCAACCTAGTCATCAACCCATCTGGTGAACTGGGTGCGCAGGGCTGGACTGACTACGACGGCAACTCCATTGTCACCACAAGGGATGCCTTGCCTGCCAATGCAGGTTCCTACGCCTTCAACTTCAACACATCCACCCTTAGCCCTGAGGACTCCGAAATCATCGTTGCCCAGACAGCACAGGGCTTCAATGCGCTGTACTCCAACACAACGGAAATGACAGCCGGCCAGTGGATTAGTGGACGGGTCTACGCCAAGGCACGCATCTTCAAGGGCATTGGTGGTACTGGTCCGTTCTTCAAGGCTGGTTGGGAATTCCGCAACTCATCCAACGCTGTCATCAGTACCTCTATGGGTACACAGGTCACCTTCAGTACTCCAGATGACTTTGTGCTTGTTGAGGCACCCCGTATGGCTGCACCAGCTGGCACGGTTCATGCACGTCTGGTTGTTCAGAACAGTGATGTGTCTGGTTCCTTCAGCGACATCAAGGCCTACTCATGGATGATGATTAAGCGTGCCCAGATGAACGTTGGTGCCACTGAGGCATCTGTAACCAACCTGCCTCTGGTATCCGCCGAAAAGTGGCAGAACATCTTGGGTCCAACGCACTCCATCACCATCGATACGAACGAGGTAGACACAGGCATTCTGTCTGCTGAAATCCTTGACCCACTTCTTGACCCAGCAACCACTGAGGAATTGAAGCCGGGGTTCAAGGTGCGTCTACGTGCACTTGTAGACGACGTATGGCAGACAAGGTTCTACGGGACTGCCACTGAGGTCAGCACCACCTATGACGTTGATATGACCAATGGCGACTTGAAGCCTCGTATCACGTTGCAGGCAGCTGACCCACAGACAATTCTTGCCAACACGCAATCACCAAACACAGTGGCAACTCTTGCTGGTCTTGCAAGCCAGATGCCGTCCAACGTGCTTTGGAACATCAACGGTCAGACAGCCATTGGTTCCAACCCAACCATTGTTGCCGTCAACGACTCTGCGACGGTTCTAGACCAGGCCATCATCACCAGGGACTCCGTTGGTGGTTACGTCTGGGTTGACAGGAATGGTGTCTTCAACGCTTGGGACTCAGGGTCATTTGACTTCTACAAGACCAAGATTTGGTTGACCGACACCCCAAGGCCAGACAAGAACGGTCGCAACGAAAACGTTGTTCCTAACCCGTACTTCAACACTGACGTAACTGGGTGGACTGGTGTAGGTGGAACTCTGTCGTGGTACTCAGCACAGTTGCAGGGTCAGCTGGTCGCCACTGGTGGAACAGCTGCCTACATGCAGACAACTGCCCTTATCCCAGTCGAAGAAGGCCAGACCGTAAGTGCAGCTGTAGCAGCTGGTTTGCCTCAGGGTGGCAAGGAATGGAAGGCCCAAATTGCTTGGTACGACAGCAGCAGTGTTGAGGTAGGAACTCGTGCATCAAGTCCAACCAACTTTGGTCAGCTAACAGGCACGGTTCCAACAGGTGCAGTCAGCTGCCGACTTATCGTCAACGTCTACAACACTGGAGGGGTTAACCCATCAGCAGGAACCATTCTGTTGGTCACTGCTGTAACGATGATTGTTAACCCAACGGCTGACTGGGGGTTTGAGTTCTTCGACGGTGAAGGCTTTTACGCCTACTGGACAGGAACACCAAATGCCTCTTCATCTGTCTTGGACTACGGCTTGTGGCAGGACTACCTGACCAACTTTGACCTGGCCTACAACAGCCATGAATTGATTAACAGGGTCGCGGTCAAGGGGTACTCAAAGAAGGATGACGGCACTTACGAGGAAATCGTTGTTGGCACCTATGAGGACTCTGCCAGCATTGCTGAATGGGGTGTGGCTTCTACAGAGGTCACGATTGCTGACACTTCCCAGGCTGCAACCATTGCTGCCCGCATCCTTGCTAGCAACGGGACTCCTGAATTGACATGCAGGTCTATCACCTTCCTTGCCAAAGACGACATGTCCCTAAAGAAGGCAGCCACGATTGACCTCTACGACCAGGTGCACGTCAGGATTGCTGACAAGTTTGACAAGGCAGTCCGCGTAGCTGGTGTCAGCCATGTGCTAACGGCAACGGTCAAGAATGGGGTTGCTGTTCATCGCTGGGAAGTCACATTGACCTTCAAGGGATTGGACACAGCAGCTGTCATTTCTGGTTCTGCACCAGCACCAGTAGGTACCCCTGTCATCAGCGTTCCTGTATCCACATTCGGCGGAACAGACATCCTTGGCGAAACGTCTACGTCCTTTGTGGCTGGTACGCCGTCTGTAGGAATGACCTTTGTTGCACCACTGTCCGGAATCGTCTTTGTCACGGTTGATGCGCACTTGGAAGAAAACACCAATGGCAACACTGCCTACTGTGGCTTTGAGTTGAGGGATGGAGGAACAATCGGTTCAGGAACCGTCATCGTTGCTGCTTCTACAGACTGGGCTGTCGGCACATCAAACAGCGTTGCAGCTGGTGGTGCAGCACGAGTCAATGGAATGAAGCGCCGATTGGTCACAGGCCTAACCCCTGGGGCTACATACAACGTTCGAACGATGCACCTGACAACACCTGGTGGAAGCGTTGATGTGTTCTTCCGTGCCATCACCGTGGAACCGTGGAAGTGACAGATGTGGAACTCATCAACTGGATTAAGTCTTGGGATTCGTTCCTAGCTGTCATCATCAGTGTCTTCACCATCATTGGTGTAGCTGTTCCCTTGCTGCGTAGGTGGCACAGGAACAGCAGTGCCTTCAAGAAGAAGGTAGAGGCAGGCATGGATTCCTTGCTTGGATATGGGCCAATCACTGACCCCGCTACCGGCGCGATTCTGAAGGAAGCAACACCTTCACTGGCTATCAGGGTAGACAAGATTGAAACAGCCATCCTGTCACTAGCTGAAACACAGAGGCAGATTGTTGAAATCAACAGCCGGCTAACCAATATGGAAGAGTGGCGTGAACAGCACCAAGCATGGTCTGACTCAATTCACCCTCATCCTCCACAAATCGTTCAGAACTTCGGTTCCGAACACCAATAACTTCCTCCAAGAAGCGCTAAGCCTCTTATCCCTAATCCGGATAAGAGGCTTAGTTGTTACTCTGTGTGATAAGATGAGGCTTCAACCAGTATGAATCTACACGTTATTTACACGCTGGAAGTGACGCTGAAAAGGAAGGAGTCGTGGACGTTCATCTGGCACCCGTGAGTTCGGACGGTGTACGTACGCGTCATGCAGCCACAATAACGTGTGGGTTCATCAGACTCGTAAGGAGTAGTCAGTGTCTGATGAAGTCACAGTGCGTACTCAGTTGTACGCCATTGCCCTAGAACGCCAGTTGAGGCAGGGCACAGTTCATTCCTACGAAACTCTTCTTACCCGTATGGGTTTGATTGAGTCAGTCAATCCGACACAGGAAGAAGTGTTGGAAGCCATTTGGGCCATTGACAACCCCAATACCCGGCGCGCAGCTGTCATTGCATGCCGTTCAGTCCTTGGCTTGAAAATCAAGATTCCCAAGGCCATCCCTCGTCACTACAACCTTCCTGATGAAGACACGTTGCGTCTTGCACTTATGACGAGTCCTCATGAGGCAAGGGGACTGTTGATGATGTATGCAGGCCTTCGGATTGGTGAGGCCTGTGCTACTCGTCCTGATGACTTGAATGGCGACAAGCTGACTGTTGCAAGGCAGGTGATTCAGCATCACAAGAAGGGACAACCAACAGTCACACGCGTTGGACCTGTGAAGTCCACAGAGGGTGCAATCACTGTTCCGGAAGTCCTGGTGCCCTACATCAAAGGTCTTGGTGACTTTGCCAAGCCTGACTCTGTTAGGGAGTCCCTACGCCGTGCAGGACACAAGGTAGGCATCAACCTCAATCCGCACATGTTGAGGCACTGGTACGCAACGACCCTTCTTGAAAGGGGTGTGCCTCTGAGTCTTGTGTCTAAGCAGATGAGGCATTCAGACGTAGCCGTCACTCTGAGGGCTTACAGCGAACACAAGGACTCTGACATCCACCGTGCCTTTGGAGGTGGCCTGTGAGGCTTCAGAGGGCTTATGAGGTGGACGAGGGCGAGTTTGTGTCTGTGATGGGTGCTTGGTACGAGGTCAGG